AAAATTGCTTCTGAGTAATTATTTACATTATCATGTAGCATTCTTACCAGATCAACTTTATCACCATAGTTTCCGGAAGAGAAGTCTTTAAATTTATATTCTTTGGATTTGTTATCCATAAAGATACACATACTTGGTGTTCTTTCAGAAGGATTAAACACTGATTTGATCTTTATATCTTGTCCTGCTAATTTTTCTGGTAGATCTAAATAATACTCAAATACCCATGTGCTTGGGATTTGTACATCTGTTATGATTAAATTCTTTGTACTTAGCATATCATCAAATAAAAAAAGGGACTACAGTTTAATGCAGCCCCTTTTTATTCCCTATTTAGTATTTACTAGAGTTCAAAGTCTGAGCCACTA